GTGTCACCGATAGAAACTCTACCGTAATGGAAACGATCCTAGGTGTATTAGGCCTAGACCCATCTAACGCGAGAGACGCGAGAGCTATGAAGGACGCATTACGGGGGGAGCGTTGTATGATAAACTACGGACAAATCCAATAGGGTCCATAGCTTTAAGGTTATCAACAGTATTATCCGCCAATGGTTTACCAATCTTCTTAGAGGCAGCGTTAAACACATCCACCAGAGGAGCAACTAGGTTATCTTTAATAAACTTTTCAGTTATGGTAGGTACATTCATGACAGCACGATAATGCTGCTGCATCTTTTTACCCTTTTCAATAAGGGCTGCCTCGGCCTTAGTGACTTTACCAGTATCACTAACCCACACAGGATTAAGGAAGTGACCTAGTGAATTCTTCGTAGTTCCCCCTTCTAACACATGAGCGAAAGTCTTGAAGAACTTATCAGCTTGTCTCTGTCTCCATACATCATGGGACATGACATTCATAGCTCTTTCAAGAGATCGTGTAGCTGACTCAATGGGGTTGATCACAGGAGCTACGTTACCATTGAAGTCTTTTAGACGGGCTCCACGGCGTGAAGCCTGACTACCCCGCCGAGAGATCATACGTTGAATGGAGTTTACTTCAGATAAATCAGCAGGGTGAGCGTTAGCACCAGATCCCACAGCCTTACGAACAGCTACGAGTTCTTGACCGTCCTGTACGACCTCGAAGGGAACATGGATATTTCTAATACCAACATAGTCTTCCATTGCTTTTAGAGTAGTAAATACGCCACCCGTGGCCTCAGCGATAGCCTTGTCACCTTCTATAGTAACTGCGATCTTACCGTCAGCGCCTAAGTGGGACTTTAACACGTCGAGGCCAGCGTTCATACGAGCAACATAGTCGGCTCCCTCAGTTTGTGTACCCACACCGTAGGTACGGGACTTCATAATGATAGGTACTTGGTTAGCCCCACGGTACCTAACCCGAGCTTGCTTTACGAACCAACTATCTTTGTAGACTACACGCCCTCCAGCCTTGTATTCTAGTTGATTATAGGACAGGGGTTTGACCTTTAAGTCCTTGGCTTTGCCTATCATGTACTGGATAGGCTGCAATACATCAGTCTCTCTAGCACCTTCCAACTCTAGGATAACGTAACCATTCTGACGTAGTTTCTCAAGCCTCTTATCCGTCATATCCGTGATGTGCTTGCCCTCAGTTACATCGTAGATAGCTTTGTTACCGGGGTTAGAGATAGCTTCGAGGGGTTTGGCGTCGAAGGTAGCATCGAGGCCCTTCTCAATAGCAGAGGCATTCTTGAGGTTGATAGTCTTGAAGCCATTGCGTTGCTTAGTGTTGAAAGCTGCGCTATTCATCATGATATGGTTAATATCATCCATACGTCTTACAGCATGGTACGCTACCACTTGGTTATCATTTAGATGGAACCTTCCTTTGAGTTCAGCGGTATCCATCCACCTTTCATGGTTACGTCCGAATTCTAATACTTCACCAAGCGTAGTCTTCTCGCTCTTAGAGAGTTTAGTGATGAACTTAGTCAGCTTACGCCCACGAGCTAGGACGCTCTCCCTAACAGCTAGGGTAAGGTGCGCTGCTTGTGCTTCCATAACGCCGACATAGTTGGTCGGAGAAGCTAAAATACGCCTCAATCCCCCACCACTGTCGATATCCTTGTATGCTGTGATGAACCCACCAGCGTCTTCGATAGGCTTACGCAGAGACAGGAAGTAAGTACCACCTAGCTCCTTAGAGGTGACAGTCATGCCGTCCATCTTGAGATGCTTGGCGTATTGCATGGCAATCTCAGCACTAGCGAAGCCCTTGCCAGCGTCATCGCCATAGAAGGCCACGTAGTACGTACCTTTTAGGCCCTGCTCAATAGTGTCACCATGATAGCGTAGGATATCCAGATGTCGGCTCCCAGCATCAAACAACTCACCAGCTACTATCTGACCATGATGTGATGCCGCAGCAGCAGCTTCTACAGGGTCAAGGTAACGAACAGATTGGATATCTACGATCTCCTGAGCCAGCGCCTCTACCTGTTGGAACTCTTTCTCTGCCCTACCAGCAATACCTGGGACACCCTCGATATTGGGGGAAATGGGGTTAAGCTGTCCCTCAACAAGGAGGTCACCAGCATTGGTAGCAGCGGGGCTGTCCTTCGCTACCTCACCAGATCTCACTGCTTCGGAGGTACCAACAGTCTGCTTCACCGCAGAGGTCCTGTTACCAGCGATCACAGCAGAGGTAGCTATGTCACCCTTCATCAAAGCGTTGAAGATCTTAGTAGCCAGACCTATTGTCTTAAGAACAGGTTTAGCTACTATGCCCAGTACAAACGCACCGTCGAGCCACACCAGAGAGTCCTCGATGAACTCATCAAAGCCTGTGAACTCTTGAAGGTACATGAAATACGTCAGAGCGTAGATATCATTACCAGCCCCAGCTGCCATCTCAGATAAGGTAGCTTCACCGGGGGCTATATCGAAGAACTTGTCGATCTTAGCCAGTGTCTCAGCCTTCTCAGAGGAAGACATAGCCCTGAAGGTGGCGATCTGCTCCTTAAGGTCATTACCTGTTAGGATGGGATTCTCAGTAGTAGCAATCTTCTGAGACATGGTATTCATATCAGTGAACGGGATAAGCATAGTGGCGGCTTGACCCACTGTGTTCCAATCCCAACCCAGCCTACCGAGTCTCTTCTTAATCATCTTGGTCAGAGCGAGGCCGTCCTGTATCTCTTGCTCCATGATGTCTTCATAGGAGATATCGAACTCTGCGTTCTCAAGGGCTACGCTGGCTCTGTCTTCATCTTCGAAGCCCTCCTCGACTATCTGTTTAGCGGCCTGTTCTTCGACAATGGTGAAGACTTCCTTATCAGAGTCGAAGGCAAACTGCACTTCGTGCATCCCAAAGACTAGATCCTCGTCCATGTCGCTCAGAGCTTTGAGCATCTCTTCGTCAGTCAGGCTCTGAAGCTTCGCTAGCTTCAAACCTACCAACTCACCACGGATCATGTCATCCTCACGGCGAAGAGCTAGGTCGTAGTACTGATCGTACTTATTTTTGAGTTCCTCATTAGGGATATCACCTAGACGCTTGGCAGCTAGGGTAGCAATAGCGGCTTCTAACTCAGCCTCAGGGATAGGACGAGGAGTACTAGACTCGGTCAAGTCAATGAACGGATCAGTCCCACCGTCTTCTGCGTCTACTAAGTTTAAGAAAGGTTCAGTGTTACTCATGAGAAGATATCCGCTATGTCTGCACGACTTTTGAATATAGAGGAGCCAAAACTACCAATACCCCTGAATAAAGATTGTTTCTCACCGGCCCTACGAGCTTCATCCCCAAACATTGCCGCTTGCCTAAAGAAGATATTCTGTTCATCTACGATAGATCCTAACTGTGCCAGATAACCGAGGTTAGCACTAGTCTGGCTGATAAGAGAGCCGAAGCCACCCCCCTCTCTGATTACTTTCATACGTTCTCGTCTCTGACGTACTGAATTCTTACGTTCCTCAAGGGCCTGTGCTGACCTACGAGACGAAGCTAGGTTATTTAAGGCATCAGCCCTATCCTTACCAGCAAAGAAGCTCCCTACGGCCCCTACAGCGGCTACAGCAAGCCCTATAAAGCCTAAAATACTACCCCAACTCATGATTAACCTGCTGCATTGTCTGAAAACTGGACTGCCCATCCGTAGATGTCGAAGTCCTTGCCTGATTCACTCTCAAACCTAAGAGTAAGAGCCCTCCCCTTTCCCCGTACCTTATTCTTGGTCGTAGTTACAGGGAAACCACTGTTAAAGTCCAAGGATGTAGGTGTCTTGTCATAATCCTTAAGGATACGGTAGATTTGTTGACGCCTACCAAACTTGGAAGAGTTGCTATGGTCTGCAAAGTCCCAACGAGGCTGTAAGTAGCAGCTACTGGGGTTCTCAACATTGTAACCACCAGCACCATCACTAATATAACCAGTCTCAGTCCTCTTAGAGAACACCCAGACCCACGGAGCCCTACGATAGTTGGTTACATTACCTTCTAAAAGATAACCAGTCTCAAAGTAACTGTCAAAGTTAATACCAGTACCGTCTGCTGTAGTCCAATCGAAGAAGTCAGCATCACTGTACTGAGAGAATGTCCATTCAGATAAACTAGAGCCAGGGACAACTGTCCAAAGCATTGTCGTAGTGGAACTCCCCCGTAATACAGCTACATCAGCTACAACAACCTCAGAATCCGAGTCTCTGATTACTGTAGAACCACTTGAGGCTTGGATAACCGTCTCGGTATCTGTTACTCTACCGATTGATGGTAATGTAAATACTCCAGCGGTATACGGAGAATTAGAAGCTAGGGAGCCGTGGTCATACGGGCTAAATGAACCTGTAACGGTATCAAATACTAAGGCTTTATCGAACTTAAAGCGATATGATGTCTCATTACCAACACTATTATACAACCATGTAACTCTTTTAGTCACTGAGTCATAGGAACCTTGACCATAGAGCTTAGAGATATTCTCAATATCTTCATCATAGAAGGTTTGGATAGTCTTCTCAGTAAGAGACTTTGCTTCGATACGATCCGTAATCTCATTACGGCCTACACTGTAGATACCACGGTCACTCCACCATACGGGAGTACCTTCCACATCTACAAGGGTACGAGAGCCAACCAATCCAACCGATGAGACCTTACTTACCGAGTAATCCGTAGGTGTAAAACCAGAGCCAGAACTACCAGTAACCTCCCATAAGCCGTTGTTAGCGAATACCAGCAACGAAGAGCCCGTGACGTGTAACGCTACAATTGATCCAGCTTCGGGGATAACGATAACACCCCCGTCTGTATCAACTAGGTCACTAATCTCTTCAGATGTAGGGTCAGCTTCTTGGTAGCACCGCCCAATCTTAGAAGGATCTTCAATAATCTGACTAAAGTAAAGGTGCCCCGATATAACTTCTTCTGAAGGACCACCATACCATGATCTACCTGCGAAGAACGCTACAGCCTCAGGTCTGTTATCGGAAGTAACGGAGGTAATATTTGAAATACCACTGACTGTAGATCTGTCTTGGTTAAATGGGTCTAGAATCCAGTGTCCACGAGGAGCTAGAGTATTACCAAAGAATATCTTAGTCAACTCAGCGGGATCAAAGTCATCACTGGAGTTCTTAGCTACGAACCACTGCTTATTGTTACCGGGGTACTTAGACTGAGATGAGAAGTACGTAGTAATGGGACTAGCTACAGAACCACCAGGGCTAACCCAGCCTTGGTTAGTTAGATTATAGTTATGTGTATCACTGAGAGTAGGTAGCTCTTCATCAATATCAAGGCTATCATCAACACCATCAAAGTCTCTAATAAGCAACCCAATCTCTGTATTAGTAATAGAGTCTCCATCAGGATCATAGGTAACATAGAAGGGTTTAAGTTTCTTAGACACTATAAAGAAATAACCCTTACCAAAAGCAATATCAATACGCTCTGAACCTACGTCAGACGCAGCAGGGGCAGCAAAAATAGATAGATCAGTAGTAAAGGTCTTCTTATTACCAGATACCGGAGTGCTAGAGATATCGTAGTAGTATAGAGTAGCGTCTACTTGAATTACTAGGAAATGGAGATCACCATCACCACCAACCTGCTTCCATTCAAACACACCTATAGCCTGAGTATCCCACGTAGTCTCCGCGATAGATAGCGAAGTGTTAGTAGAGGATGCCTCATAATCCAGCCCAAGCCTACGCTTAACATCGCCTTTCTTATCATAGGTAACATTAAGGGAGTCCAGAGATGAATTCTCAGGAAATGTAAGAGGCGTAGCCTCAGTAACTAGGCCACCTACAAACGTATTATATACTTTCAGACTCTCGTTTCTCGGCATGTGGTTCAGTCTTCAGTTGTGGTGTAGGTGATTTAGTTTTCTTATGAACAGTCTTAGTTTTTAGTTCTGGTCTAATCTTATCAATATTAGAAGGAACGGGAGGTAAGTTATCTATCCACTTCTTAGCTGCTGTGGTTAGATCATGTAAGTTAGTGTAGTTACCTGTTAGTTCTTTTGGTAGTTCTCCTCCTTCTTTAAAGAAGAAAGATAGAAACCCATAAGGATTCTTGCGTATTGCCTGTAATGTCTTACCTCTGGGTGTTGTCCATTCAAACTCTGCGACGATTTGCTCTTCCATAGTCTGGCCTTCCATAGCTATTGTCTAGCGATTTAGAGATATTGTGACGATCACTCTGCCACCTTATCTTTTGGCGTAGTGCCACCTGTTCAGCCTTGGGATTCGCTCGTTGATTAAGCTCAATATACGCCACTGACTTACTCTCATTTAGTAATAGTGGAAACAGGTTCTCATCGAGATCAGGTATAAACACATCAGATAAAGTAAAAACTGGTGACTGGATAGCCCATACAATAAATTTACTAGATTGTAACGTACTGTCTACTCCACTATCAAATGAATCAAATATAAGAGTCTCGTCATCAAACGAGGAGTAGAACTCAGGAGCCTTATCATTCTGGATTAAGACCTCACCACCGTCTACAGTAACGATCTGATTAGTGGAAGCATCGGAGTCTCGCATCAAAGTACGATGAAGAAATACCTCGGGCTCTACGTAAGTTATACGTTCATAGTCACGGGCTGTACTACCTGATTTAACCTTGTTATAACGTACTTCATCAATACGCCTGATACCAGATGGAATAGTCATATGAGTGGGAGTATCTGTATCAGCTAATGCTGTTAGAGTAATCAAAGTACGATGCTCAGGAATCTCGATATTATTAATAAGATCAGCGTAGGTGTCTCTAACGATAAAAGCAATCTGCTCTGACTCAATAGTATCTGTGTAAGAGTTAACCGGATCACTATCTAATGAAGATAGGATACGCTGTACCATATCAAGTAAAGTTAATTTAGCCATTTACTTCCCTTCAGCCCTCTTCCACGATACATGCCACCGCCAAATTAAGAAGGCGATAGAGAGTGCCATGAGTACAATACTAAGACCTGTATTAATAACTCCCATCCACTCCGCAGTAACTGTAGCAGCACCGGGGGCAATCGCAGGGGCGGTCTTTACTATGGCTTGAACAGGAGCGGTTTGGAGGTTCATTACGACCTCGCCGCCATCCTTGCCTTCGTTTCATTCAGTGCTGCCTCGACACTCGCAAAGTCAGCATGATCATCTGGCAGAATATCAAGATCACGGCGCAGCTTCTCGTACAGCTTTTCATCTGCAACTTTCTCGGTGACTAGTCTTTTAAGTGCCATGTTCTTAACTCCATTGCAGTGCGACGGCGTGGATTTTCTGACCCTTAGCGTTGAGGGTTTCGATCTTATATTTCATCGCCGTTGCGCTTGACTGGCCGCTGATATCAACAGTGCCGGTAAGGATGCGTCCGGTTGTTAGGCTGGCGACTTCAGCCAGCGTTATCTGGGTATAAGTAGTTCCACCATTCCGGCTGGCATAGGCTTTCAGGTCAGTATTTAATGTTATCGCAGCAATATCCTCCTGCCAGATTACGATATTAGCGTCATCGGGTGCGGCGAGGGCCGTAGTAGCGTTAGAGAAGAGCGTCATGTTCACATCGTAATTTGACGGGTACATCTGAATATAGCCAGTCCTACATACTTTACCGCCACCATCCGGTAGTCCATCTGCTTGGGTCCAGTGTAACCTGTAATATCGGTAAAAACCGGGTGAGGTGACGGTAAAGTTCTTTTCCTCGCCGTTACTCCAAGTCACTCCAGTTTGATCGTGAAGTTCAGTCCAATCGGAATCGTTGTTTGAGCCTTCAAGTTTCCATACCGTTATATCGTAACTAGAGGCTTCGCTAGTCTGAGAATTTACATCATACCCTGCAATGACCTTCTCATTCCCAGACCCAAAATCATATTTAACCCAACCAACAGGGTGCGTCGAACCGGGGGAATTAGTACCAATAAAATTGTCGGCACTATAAGACCCACTTCGATTAAACGCTTTCCACGCATTAGCATTACTACCCGTCACTCCCCCGGATGAGGCCACGCCCGAGGGGGCAGTGTTACCAGTCATGTCGGGGATGCTATCCGTCGTACTAGTAGCTCCTGCGTTAGAATATGAATTACCCCCAGCAGCATACGTTTCATTCGTTGACGTACTGGTATCGACACCTGTCTCATCCTCGAACTCATCGACCACGCCATCGACCATGTTCTGAAATGCAAACCCACCAGCGGCGGCAATATTGAACGAATTTATCATTATGTTAGCAGCCTCGGTGGCACTCGCCCCACCCGCTGGTAAGTTAGTTAACGAAGCTGCACTTCCGTTTGGAGCCAGCACATTAGTGCCGATAACCAGACCCAGCGCAGTACGGGCAGCACTGGCAGAGGTAGCACCCGTACCACCTGTAGCCACACTGACTGTGTCAAGAGTAGCTACTGTTCCAAGACCCAACGATGTACGGGCAGCACCACTGGATGTAGCACCAGTACCACCTTCGGCCACACCGACT